AAAAGCCAGCGCTAGTGTTTGTAGCAGGATCAAATACTCTTGTGTCGAAGAACGTATGCGTTCCAGAACTTGAGTTTACGTTTATCCAGCCCTCAACCGTATAACTACCTTCGTTGATTGGTAGGAAAGATCTTGTTCTAGCTGAGTTCCCACTGCTGTTTCCAAATGAAATAGCACGGTTATTAGCCCAGTTTGCGCCTATGTAAGCTGGAGTTGTGCTTGAAGTTAGTACAGATGTTGGGGCTATATTATTTGATAATAAAAAGTTATTACCTTGAGACTTATCAATAATAGCAGCGTCTGTACCTTTTATATGAAGCGCTGTTCCTGTAGAGGATACAGGTTCTGTTGGAATAGATGGGGATGAATTTCCACTCAGCTTTACGATTAAATCAGACATGTAACCATTAAAACCTAGCGTTGAACTAGTGCTATACCCAGCTTGCCCAATCGTAGGTCTGTTCGAACCAGTTAGATAATTATTACTGTCAGAGTATGTACTTCCTGTTTGTGTTCCGTTCACATATAATTTGGTACTTCCGCTTACTCTCGTGAGGGTTAAATACGACCAACTTTTTAGAGGAAGAGCAGAGGAACCAGTAATTTGATCCCCATTTACGTGTAGTTTAGGAACCCCACTTGAAAGCAAAAGGTTTATGTAAGAACCATTCGTTGAAGCTGGACGAAAATCTATTATTACATCGTCACCAGAAATTGTTTCTGGATACACCCACATAGAAATTTCAAAGTCTGAAGTTCCTATAGTTGGTGCTGTTGGTAAACTTAAATAATTCCCCCCAGTGCCAGTATGATGTACTGACCCCCCGTTAGTGCTTTCTGAGTATTGATTGTAATCGTAAGGGCCGATTGGTTTTACGGCAATGTCGCCGACTACTGTTTGACTGTAATTATTTGTTGAGCCTTCTTTAATATATGGAAGATGACAAATTAGATATTCAGTATTGCTATCTGCCACTGCTCGCTCCGTGGGAACACTTGTAGACGGAGAGCCATTGCTGGACACATGAAAATCAGCAATATATCCATCAAAATAATCCGAAGCAGCCAGACCACCCACCCTAAATGTATCCGCACCATCGTCACCGATAAAATTTGCACTTGTAAGCGTTGCTTCTAAAGTGCCATTTAGATAATATTTACATGTTTGAGTATTAGTGCCTTCATATACAACTTGAAGGTACGCCCATTCATTTGCTGAAAGAGTAATACCTGTATTGTAGTAAGCGTTAGACCCTGCCGTGTTATGATACGTATGCCTCAATATACCATCAGTAGTTATGTCCATTGAGCCTATATTTCTTCTATTAGAGTTCCATATATATCCACGAGCACTAAAATTTCTTGGGTATATCCACACAGAAAGCGACCAAGCTGCCCCAGCAAAATAATTGGGGCAGTTTCCAGTGGTAAAAGTATGGTCTAACCGACTACTTGTACCATTAAATTCAACAGAATATCCACCGTGCCGATACGGACTAAACGTACCAGCATGAGCATCACCGTTTACTGTAATCGTATGATTGCTTGAAGAACTGTCGGTAATATCGTTGTTATCACCAGCCGATCCATCTGTTGCCATAAGCAAAGTCGTGTAGTGGCTATCAGCGATAATGAAAGCAATCTCAAAGCTGTGGCTTACATTCGCTACGTTTGTCCCGTCAGACGCATCAAAGCGAATAGTCACAGTCCCGCCTGTCCCAGATGTTACGGGCGTTAGAGTAAAGACATTGCTGCTTTGGTTGCTTACGGGGAAACTAGGAGAGCTAAATACGTCAGTCGCCGTGCCGCTTGTAACCGTTGCGGAGTAGCTGATCGTTTCTAAGTTAGGCTCTGTGGCATTTATCGTAATGACAGTATTGCTGCCAGCAGTAAGAGTAAATGTGTTTGGTGGAGTTGCGTTGGTGAGGTTGTTAGCTCCAGCGCCGCCTGTGTTTTCAGAGAAGCTATTAATAGTTGGCGCTGCATTTTCAACAGTTGCAACCGCATAAAACCCATCACCTGCACCACTGCCTATTTTTACATACAGCACGTTTGCGTTAAGGTCGAAATGAAGTGATCCTTCAGTGTAGGCTGACGAAGTATCAGCAGAGATCATTGCGGCTTGATTTGTGTGCGTTGTTACACCGCTTCCAGAGCTATCCGCAAACTGAACTCCACCAGAGCCAGTGCTTTGGAGTACCTGACCGCTTGTGCCATCGTCTAAGGCGGCGGCGAGGTTAGCTAAGTTCTTTGTGTTACTCATGTCTTACCCCTTAACAAAAATGTAAGCGGAGCCAGCGCCTGTTGCGGTAGTGTCTTCACCAATAGCGCCCACAAGAACGGTGCCGCCATTACCAGATATAGCTAAAGCAATGGCAAATTTATCACTAGCCTGTGCATCTGAAGCCGCTATTTTAACTTGCTGTGACCACGTTGTACCTGAGCGAGTGAAGATGTAAGCTGACCCTACAGCATTGCCAGTTTGATCAGCGCCTACAATTGCGGTGTCGCCATCAGCAGATATTGATACAGCTAAGCCAAAGTCATCATCTGCGGCAGCATCGCTGGCCTGTATTTTAGCTTCTTGTGACCAAGTTGTGCCTGATCTGGTAAAAATGTATGCAGAGCCAGCATTTGTTGCAGTGGTATCTTCTTGATAAGCACCTATGAGCGCTGTGTTACCATCGCCAGAAATAGAAACAGAAGAACCAAAGCGGTCCGAACTCTCAGGATCACCCGCCACTAGTTTTTGCTGCTGGGACCAAGTTGTGCCTGATCTGGTGAAGATATATGCAGCGCCAGCGTTACTTCCGCCAGCGTCCTCATAGGAAGCGGCTACAAGTGCCGTATCTCCATCGTTATCTATAGAAACCCTTTCTCCAAAGTGATCACTGTTGGCAGCATCGCTGGCCTGTATTTTAGCTTCTTGTGACCAAGTTGTGCCTGATCTGGTAAAAATGTAAGCTGAACCAGCATTTGTTCCAGTGGTATCCTCATATACAGCGCCAACGATAACTCTGGTTGCATCACCAGATATTGATACACCAGTGCCAAATTGATCACCTGCCTCTATATCACTAGATTGTATTTTAGCTTCCTGTGACCACGTTGTCCCTGATCTGCTGAAAATATATGCAGCACCAGCATTATCATCAGCACTAGTGTCTTCCTGAGGAGCGCCTACAATGGCTCTGTTTCCATCATTAGATATTGATACAGACTTGCCAAATTTATCACTCGCTCCTGCATCAGACGCTTGTAGTTTTGCTTCTTGTGACCAAGTTGTTCCTGATCTGGTGAAGATGTACACTGCGCCAGCATCAGTTGCGGTCGTGTCTTCATTGAGCGAACTTATAATAGCTGTATTTCCGTCAGAAGAAAGAGCTACCGCCGTTCCAAATTGATCAGATGCTTCTGCATCACTGGCTTGTATTTTAGCTTCTTGAGTGGCGTTGGACCAAGTTACGAATGACAAGGAAAATTCTGCTACAGATGTCGCTGCGTTAATGCTATCAGATACAGTAAAAGTTAAACTGAAAGTCGTGGCATTCGAGGTATGAGGGGTAATAGTGAACACATTTTCACTCGCACCTGTGCCTTGAGTAACAGTAGTACCATTCAAGCTGCCTGACGTAACGCTGTGAGAATATGCCAGATCTGTGCCTTCTTCTGCATCGGAGGCAGTAACTGTAATAACGGTATTAGTGCCGCCAGTTAAAGTAAACGGCGTGGTGTTGCTTGAAGCATCCTCTACACTTGAAATAGTTGGGGTGGTGTTGATAACTGCAATTCTGTACCAGCCATTTCCGTTGTTCTGATAAAGCGAAGTGTTCGCAGTAACATATGCGAGATCCCCCGCTGACGGGCTAGAAGCATTAAGCAAGTAAGTAGCACCAGAAGGAGTGCCATCAGTGCCAGACAGACCTGTGTAGACTGTTACACCAGAGCCGCCAGAAGCCGCTCCGAACTCCAGAGCTGTACCACCGCTGTTGACCACAAGCGTCTGACCCGCCGTGCCTAATGCTGTGGGCAGGTTCACCGCTACGGTTTGTGCTACGTTTCCGAGATCTCTGGATTTGGTCATTCAATCAAACTCCACGATTGTGTGGCTTCGTCCCATCTGTACATATTGCCATCATTAAATGTACCCATATCTTAGCTGCTATGTTGAGTATTGGAATATTTTGTCATTAACCAAGTCTATGAGATACATCTTTGAGCCATCCGTTCTGAATGTAATTCCCCGCACATTATCGGCTTGGCTAGAATGTGAGAAAGAAATACTGTCATAAGATGCTGTGCTTAAATCCCAAGCTGTACTTAATGAATATTGGTGCACGCTGTCAGAGGTTGTTCCAACAAGATACATTCTATCGCCACTAGGATTGAAAAATATTTCCTCTGGGTTTGTCTCTTGAGAAGCAACCGATATAGATTTACTAGCATATGATGCAGTTGATACATCCCAAGCCGTTGTCATGTCATATTGATAAACTCTATCATTAGTTTTGCAACATGCGTATAAACTTGTACCATCTGATTTAAAATACAAACCAGTGCCATTATCGGCTTGAGTAATAGCTACTTTTTTACTTTCATAACTTGCCGTAGATAAATCCCAAGCTGTACTTAATGCGTATTGAAAAACGTCTTCTTGAGATTGACCAAAAACGTACATCTTTGTACCGTCAGGTCTAAAGAAAAAAGCGCATGGAGCAGCTTCTTGAGTAGCTGTAGAAAAATCTGTTGTAAATGTTACAGTAGATAAATCCCAAGCAGTTGAAAGGCTATACTCATAAACTTTGTCATTTTGGTTAGCCACAATAAATAGTTTTGTTCCATCAGGCTTAAACGCAATCCCATGTAAATTACTATCTTCAGTTATGGTATAACTAACACTATCGTAACTAGCAATGGCTAAGTCTGGATCAGTCCAGCTTCCTATATACATGGGCCAATTAAAGGGCATCTGAGCCAATATATTATTCAGAGTAAAAATACCAGTCGCAGTAGTACTGTTTACGGTTTGGATAGGCCCTAAAATACTACTGTTGAAACGTGCCATCAGCTAATCTCCTCGTAACTGCAAACGGCCTCAAGATCACTTGCGGCGGTCGCTGTCAGACGAAGGGAGTCTCCCTCTTCAAGGTAAATAGGCTTGGTTATAATGTCCAAAGTTGCATCAGCAGGGACACTGATTGTGTATGCGACATGATAGGCAACACTTGAACGATACAAGTCTAGTGAAACGCCTGCTGCGGTTGTGCCATCGACATTACTGACGTACAGGGCATTGACCTTAAACACTTTGCCAGAGCTTGCTGAGTTTGTAACGATTGCCGTAGCAGATGTTCCAACAGCTTGAACCGCTGTTTTACCTGTGATTGTTGCTACGTTTACTATGTTTGGTGCAGCCATGTTAGCCTCCGAATACGATTGCCATTGCTATGGCTTTGCCTGTTGTGACGCCCGCTGAGGCGTCTGCAAACTCAAGGGCGGTAGCGCCCGAATTGACTTGAAGAATTTGTCCCGCTGTTCCTAGTGAACTAGGCGTATCGCTTAGACCTGTGAGTGTGGTCACTGTATCTGCCAGCGTCCCGTGTTCGACTACTTCGATCTTATCGCCTGTGACGGGAGCGGCATTAGTTAAGTCTATTGTGGTTCCATTGGTAGCTGTGCAGTCGGTGCCTACAAGCAGCTTGACGCCGTTGAGGTAGACCGCCACTCTATTAGCAGTGTAACTGGTGGTGAGTACCTTCGAGGTCGTATTATATTCGGATGAGGTGCCAACAGTGAAAATAGTAGAAGAATACTGAGAGCCAAAAGCGGCACCAAATTCACTGACCGTAATGAGGTCACCCACAGTTGCACCAGCCGCCAGCGTAACTGTATTTGCCGTATCGGAAACCGTAACATCTGTAGAAAACAATCGTGAGCCGTTGAGAAACACGACCACGTTATCTGCGTTGGTAATCCCGCCTGTGACAGTAAAAACAGTCTGCCCAGCCGTAGCAGTAAATTCTTGCTCAGTAAGCGCAGAAGCTATTGACCCGCCACCGCCACTAATAACAGGCGGAGTATAACTAAACACACCAGACGTGTTGTCATAGCTTAAAGTGCCAGAGCCTGATGCGGTGTTTTGAGTGACAGACAGGTCAGTAAGAGCAATGCCACCAGAGGCTGCTTCCCATGTCATACCACCAGTATTTCCAGAGCGAGCGGTAAGCACGTAACCGTCTGTAGGGGTGTTGCTTACTTTAAGGTTGGCTTCGTCTACAACATCGTCTGCGATTACAGTTGCGCCATCGCCTGTCGAGGTTACTTCGCCAGTGTGGTTGGGGTGGGTGTAGCTAGTGCCAGTAGCCCAGCTAAGATTTCCCGAACCATCCGTTTGAAGAAACTCAGAGGAATTACCATCAGTGTCAGGAAGAGTAAGGGTGTAAGTTGCAGCAGCAGAATGTGGTGGCCCTTTAATAGTAATGCCATGAGTGTTCTGCTCACAGTTAAGTACAAACTGCCCAGCGCCACGAGTAGAATTGCCTTTTAGTACAACTTGCCCTGATCCACCAGGGTTAAAAATTACATCGTCATTATTACTGGTAATAACTTCATAAGTTGCTAGATTTAAGTTACCACCTAACTGAGGGTTAGGGTCATAACTAAGCTGACCATTAATTGCTATAGTTTTTGTAGAACCTGTTCCAGAGGCTAAAACACCATTACCTGTAAAGTTTAATGTTGAGGCAGCAGTAGTTAAGCTGGTACCTTCGTCTTGAACAGTGAGAGATCCTGAACCTCCACTTGGAGTTTGCCAAGAAGCGCTTGTCCCATTTGATGTTAGGACTGTACCGTTAGCACCAAAAGAAGAAGGAATGGCAACACTACCACCTATTTCCAAGGCTCCAGAAGCTATATCAATATCGCCAGTGTCTACACTAAGGCCATTCTGAACCTCAACACCCGGAGCATTATTATTAATCCTTAATCGCTCAATACCTGAACTATAAAAGACCATATTGGCTTCAGATAAAATTGCTGTGTTCTCATAGGTGCCATTACCATTATGGTCGCCTCGAATGTAAACACCACCATTTTGTTGGTAGTCAATGTAATTGTAACCGCTTGAGCCTTTCCAGTAATTATTAAGGCCATCATGATAAATTCTTAAATCATCGTTAGTACCTAATTTAATTTCTGCACTGTCTTCAAATGTTAAAGCATTTTCAGATCTATCGAAGGTAATGTCACGACCCGCAGTTGAGCCATCAAAAATAACGTCCCCTGTAAAAGTACCACCCGTTTTAGGCATGGCATTATTTGCAGTTGTAGTCGTTGAAGAAAGCACAGAATCACGAGATGCTATATCCACACCGTCTACCGTGCCACCTACTGTAATGTTGTTTCCTACTGAAATATTATTACTGGCATCCTCAAAAATTGCTTTAGATGCTGGAAGGGTAACAAATATGTCTTTAGTAGTAGAACCCCAATTCACAGCAGCATTAGAGTTAGAGCTTTCAATAATAGTGGTTCTGGCAAGAGTTGTCCCTGATGCCGTATAAGTACCAATACCTACCTCATAGTCTGTACCATCAGTACAGGCATAGTAAGTGGTATTACCATCACCTACAGCAGCAAATGACTGGAATCCAGCTTTAGCACCATCTAATGTATAAGAGCCAGATGTACCAGCAGCATTGCTAGTGGTTTCTTGTACGCGATCAGCGACAACTAATGCCATGAATCACCTATTACGCAAACTGAATGAAGCCGTTAGATTCATCAAAGTTTACGGTAAAGCTGTCTCCACTGTTTAGGGTAATAGAAGATCCATAATCATAGTATCCAACCAAAGGATCTGCAGGAGATGTAACAGTATCATCGTAGATAACAATGTACTGAAATGGACCTACAGTACCTGATGCTGTCATGGTTTTGTCTTGCAACACTAGCTTATACGTTCCACTAGTTTGTGAGGATGAAGTTGTAGTTAGTGTAACGCTGTCAAGATTTGCAGGTGCTCCTGATGCTAGTGTCAAATCTGCAAGTACACTGTCACTAGCCGTTGGTGCGGTATTACAAAGGGCAACCTTAAATGTGTCAGAACCTAAGTTTGCGCCTTCAACTGCAACCTCAACGAATGAGTTGAATTTATTAAAAGTTGCCATTATTTTACTCCTTATGCAATACGAATTATGGCGTTAGATGCGTCTGCTGTGGGAAACTCTATCGTAAAATCCCCGTTAATAGACTGCTTAGTACTTTGAAAAGATACTACAGCTATTGCCTTACCTGATTTAGATGAGTTGTAAATGATACACCCATCAGCAGAAACAGTTACAGATGACCATGTGGTATTGTCATAATCGACTGTAGCAGTAGAACCATCTAAAGTTATAGTTGCACCTCCTAGTGTATTACCACCAGAGAGATAATTAGAACCTACAACTTCGTCTGAATTATCTGTAACGTCTGAGTAGTTTGTTGTAGTTGCATCATATGTACCACTAGGGTTTGATTTTATTAATGCAACCTTGATGTCGTCAGAGTCTAGATCATGTGTTGCACCTAGCAGTTCTGCTTTAAAGCTATTACATACTGCAGTAGTGATTGACATGTCTAGAACCTTTTGTTAGATACGATGGGGCCACCGAAGCAGCCCCAAAGTTTTTTATTAAGCAACGTTGTAAATTGCTGATACCAATCCTTCTGGGCGAAGAATTTTTCTACCATAGAGATGCATACCGCGAACAATGTCAGCGAATGAATCTGGGTCACGGTATGTCTCAACCTTTGAGATTTGCTGTGCAGATGCAACAGCAGAATCGTGTCCTGCAACGATAACACCATAGTTAGTAGACTGTGGCGCTGCAGTAGAGGCACCAGGACCACTACCTTTTGCAGGAAGGTTATTTGACATGTAAACACGGAAGCCATGCAGTGAGTTAAGAACAAGACCATTCATAAGTCCTGATCCACCCCAGTCAGCCTGAAGTACACGGCTGTCCTCATCTTTTAGCATTTCCATGAATACTGGATCTACAACAATCCAACGACCACGAGTATCAACGTTCTGTACATCCATCAAACGTGCCATACGAGCTACGATTTGAAGTGGAGATACTGAAGAAGTTGACAGCCCTGTTGCGCCTGGCATACGTGGTGCTACAGGAATAGAGTCGCCTGAAGCCTCACCAGTTACGCCTGTAAGCTGACCTGTAAAGTCAGTAGCGTCCATAGTGTGTGCTGCAAGAGTTTCTGCGCCTGAGTTGGCTCCTGAAGATGCTGCTGCTGTACCACTCGTAGTAGTAATCAGAGCACCTGCTGTTGTGTAACCAGACATGTAAGACAACAAGTCTGCGTCCATAGAGTCTGCCATTTTATAAGCAGCACGATCGGAAGCGAGGCTCATGAAATCGTGATGTGCCTGTTGCTCTTCAATGTCATCAAGCTTGAACGCAAAGTAGTTAGCTTTGTCAATTGTAAGCTGGAAGTCGTTGTCTACGAGGTCTTGTGTTGAAATCGTAGTACCACGAAGAAGGGCATTTACAGTGATGTCAGGCTCTTTAAGGATTCTGACGGTATCACCTTGGTTGGCAATCTCCCCAAAGTATTCTGAGTTTGTGATTGCCTGTGCAACAGAAGCTTTACGGAAAGCAATCTGTGCTTGTTTTGAATAAATGACGCTAGAAAATACGCCATTGTCCAGGTTTGTATAACCTGAAGCTTTTCCAAATGCAGCCATGATATTTACTCCTTATAGATATGACTGTTAATTTTTCATATCCACAATAGAGGCCAACGCCCTGTGAGTAGCTTATAGTCCAATATGCCTACTGAAGTATAAGGGTCACATTCTTTTGGGTAGTCTTTAGTGGCTATTACATAATAAGTTATATCACATACTTCGATAATGTCAAGCATTATCTTGAAAGATCATAGATAAACTTACCAGATTTTTGAGCTTCTAAGATTTCTTCTGCACGTTTTTCGTACTCTTTTAAGCTCATCTTAGCTACTGCTGATTCAGTCAGATAGCTATTCGTTTCGTCTGCTTCTACTGCAGCACGTTTTCTTGACTTAATGGAAGATGCAGCAGCCTTATCTGACGATACTTTTGGCTTTACTGTTTCTATACCTTTTTCTAATTTATACCTATCTAGTACTACTGCTACCGATTTAGCATCTTCTGCATTATCATAAAGAGCATCTTGTATTACTTTAGGTTGTGTTTTAACCCAATCGTGAAAAGAATTATCCTTACGTATAGTTTCGAAGTCAGGATGCATAGCATACAATTCAGCTTCTGCTTTCTCTCGTTTGGCCTGTGTACGCATCTCTTCTATTTCTAGTAGCCTTGCATCTAGTGAGGCGGCTTTTTCATTAGCCTTACTTTCTGCAATAGCTTCAACAATACCTGCGACATCAGGATATTTCCTAGACCATGCTTCAATTTCTTCAGCAGACTTAGGCAGAACAAGTTCATTCTTTGCAGCCTTGTCCAGTTGTTTAGAAAGCTTTTCATATTTTTCTTCCCACTCTTTCTCTTTATCCTGTAGTAATTTACGAATATCACCATAACGTTTCTTGAAGGTTTTCTCTTCTGCTGTTAATCCTTCATCTGTTCCTGTATCACTTTCTTCAGGCTCTTGGGATTCCACAACTCGTACTTCTTTTTGTTCCTCACTACCCTCATCCGAAACTTGGGGGTTCTCAGTACTTTCGCTATTGGGTTCTTGATCATCTTCTTCTTCATTTGTGTTACCCTTTAGCAAGGCTTGTAATTCTCTTTCTTCTTTTTCTAATAACTGCCTATTTCTTTCATGGGCATAACTATCTACATTAATTCTATCTTTTATTACTTTAACTTCAGGCATAGACATATTTTAGTTCCTTTCTTATATGGGGCCAGCTTTTGCCGGGTAGCCTTATTTCTTTTTACTTTTAGTCATCAGCCCACCTTTAGCATTTCCTGCTAATCTCTCTGATCTTTCATATTCAGACATATTGTCATACTGTTCTCTAGACACACCTGCAGACCTAGCTAAGTTATCCTTTTCTACATCATCTAGGTTTCTGCCTATGTTAGCACTATTAAAGGTTCTTGTAAAGGCATTGTCTACAACTGTCCTAGCTGAACCGTCTGCATTTGCATACCTGTAAGTAGTATCAGGCTGTGCGGCAGGAACTGGTTTAACGGAGCTTGCTTTATTTTTTAGTGTACCTAAAGCCTCATCAGCATCATCTATACTAGCGTATCGCCTTGCACCAGCCCTAGATTCTGACAAACCAATACCCTGCACACCAACCTTTCTATCTTTATCAAAACCTAGTAAGTCACCAAGCCAAGTGTCTCCAAAGTCCACATCTCCATCATTGTCATTGTCCTTTAAACCTTCATAGGTA